CGCTACCCGGGCCTCGGCCACGAGGTAGCCGTCAGTGGTTCGGCGGACAGCCGAAACCGACACGGAGTCGTGCAGCAGCATGGTGTTTTCCTTGGCGCTGGGCGCCTCTTCAGATGGTAGGTGAGGGCTCGGGGTCGCCTGGGCCGCCGGTGTCTGGATCGGCCTCGCCGCCCTCCTCGTCTGGCAGCGCTGCGCCGTACTCCTCCATGGCTGCCTCCAGGCCGGGCAGGACGCTGTTCTCCACCAGCACGTTCTCGGCGGCCTGGGAAAGCGCGGCATCCGGGAATAGGCCGGTGTCCTTGATCACCTTCAGCGTGTCGGCGATGGTCTTGCCAATGGTGGCGCGCTCGGTCGCCGTGGGCTGCCAGAGGTTGTTCCAGGTGTAGTGGATCTCCGGGGGCCGGCTGCCGAGGGCGGAGCGGATCAGGCACTCATCGAGCACGGACATACCCGGCCGCATGTCCAGCTCTTGGCTGGCCTGGATGCGGTCGTAGTAGTTGCGCAGATCGGCGTCGCCGGTTGAGTTCAGGCCCGCTGGGGATTGGCTGAGCAGGCGGGTCGCCGGAATGTCAGCGGCGCCGGAGACCACCTGTAGGAAGCGGTCCATGATGTCCGGCAGGTTCGCGAAGTTGGCGGTCTTGGTCTCGTACTCCTCTTCCTGATCGAGGATGAGGGTGCCATTGATGCCCTTCGCAGTCTGCGCCAGCTGGAAACGCTCCAGCATCTTGGCGCTATACCCCTTGTCCCTGAGCTTCTCCATCAGGTCGCGGACCTTGACCACGTCGACCTTGGACTCGAATACCAGGCTGGCCACGTTGGCCATCGTGGCGTCGCTTTGCTTGATCGCCTCCATGATGGCGGTGAGCACTGAGTCGCTCCAGCCGAAGCCCTCTCCATGGACCAGCTCAGGGTCTGCATGCTCGGCGCCGCCGAATATCACCAGCCGCGAGGGATGGACATCGATGCTGGAGCTGACCAGGCGGTAGGAACTGGGGCGACCGAACAGCGGAGACATGACATCCCGCTCGATGTCGTTCGCCTTGAGCTGGCGCCGATTCATCACGGTGAGGTACTTCACCCCGCCCTTGCCGATGCGATCCGGCCGCAGCTCGCTGGATGTGTCGCGGTCACCGGTACCGATGAATACCGCGGCACCGCCGAACAGGCGGCCGCGGATCATGGCGGTCCGGATACGCGCCACAACGGCGAGGCGCTTCTCCTCGGCCTCAATGGCCTGGATCTCCTCCTTGGAGGCTTGCCAGCCTCGCCAGCGCCGGCAGGCATCATGGGCCGGGATGTCGACGATCTTGCGCGGCAGCCAGGCCCCAGTGTAGGCGGCAAGCAACTGCTCATCGGACATCGTCGCCTGGGCGTAGATCGAGTGCGCAGCCTTGTCGCGCTCGGTGCCCAGGCCAGCGACGAAGTTCGCCAGCCTGTCGTTGAGGAATTGGATGACACTCATCAGATCGCGCCTTCGTAACTGAACCGGGCCTTGGCGGGCCATTCGTAATCGACGCAGTAGCCGATTGCCGTGGTGATGTGCTGGTACTGGTTTTTCTGGTCTTCCTGGAACGTCGAACCGCCCTGCAGCTGGACGGTGCTGAGCCCCTTGTGGCACCAGGGCGCCGTCTCAGCGTTGACGAACAGGCTGACGCCGCCGGCAGCGGTCAGGATCTTGGCCCGCACCGCGTTCTGGCGGTCTTTGATAGCTGGGTGGGCCGGCTTCACCTTGCGGGTGTAGCGCCAGCCGTGCTCCTTGAGCACGCCCTCGATGTCGGTGTAGTCGGAGGCGTGGCCATGCTTCTCGCCTGCCTTGCCCGCAGGGTCGCCGTAGATCAGGACATGCTTGTTGGCGTGGCCCTTGTAGCGCTCGACGAACTCGACCGCCGCCTGGCGCGAGATGGCACTGGTGAGCACGATCTCGTCCAGCAGGTAGAAGTCGTCGCCGTTGCGGCGCACACCGATCGCCGAGGAAAGCGGCGTGAAGTTCTGGTCGTGCATCCACATGAGCTGCTCATGCGGCTGGATGGTCTCGGCGGTGAGGTTGTGCTTGCCGTAGTCCTCATAGATCCGTCCGGATGCGGTCTCGAAACTGGCCTCGAACTCCTGCTTGAACTGCTTGGCCGACATGGCGCGCTTCATCGCGTCCATCACGTCAGGCGGCAGGATCTCGGCCGATTTCCAGTGGAACACCCGGAAGTTCGGGTCCTGCCCGGACTCGGCCTGGGAGCAGAGATCGAAGTAGTGGTTCAGGCCATCGGGCACGCCGAGCAGCCAGCACCAGGCGCGATAGTCGGGCCGGGTCGGGTTTACCGTGTTCAGTGCAGGGAGGATGTTGGCCTCCCAGGCGTCCGGCTTGATGTCGGCGAACTCATCGATGCCGCCGCCCGTCCAGGGGATACCCTCGATCCGCTGTGGCTTGTCCAGGCCGATGACGTGGATCTCGCTGCCATTGGGCAGGTAGATGATCAGGTCCGATTCCGAGGGCTTGCGCTTGTGGGCGCAGGACAGCGTGAAAGCCTTGAGGTCGTCCCAGAAGATTTTCTTGGCCTGGGTGTGCGTCGGCGCCGCGGCGAAGTATTGCCCGGCCACCGCGCTGGCCTGCTTCACCAGGAAGCGCTTGAACCGTTCCGTCTTACCGCTCCGGCGACCAGCAGGCACCAGGGGGAAGCGAATGCCGTCCGGTACCGCAGCGATCAGGGCCAGCTGCACCGGGTGGTCTTTCAGCGGGTACCAGCGGGCGAGCTGACGATCCAGCAGCAGGTTGCCAGTGTTCATCCCGGTAGCTTCCCGATCAGGTCGCTGAGCACGTCGGCCAGGTCAGCCGATCCGCCTTGCGGCTCTCGGGCTGGCCGATTGACGTAGACATCGCCCACTTCCTTGGCTGCCTGCTCCAGCAGCTGGGCAGTCAGCGCCAGGTTGCGCATCCCCTCGGCCCTCTCAGCCATGCGGCCCAGGGTGCGGAGACGGTGCGCCCGGTTGGCGATCGGGATGTCGGCGGTCTCCTCGCGGAACCGCTTCCGGGTGTCCTCGAAGACGGTGCGCCACTTCAGGTGCAGGTTCCGCCCCTGGTACTTGGTGGGGTCGTAGCACTGGACCTGCTGGCGGCTCACGTCGACGCCGAATTCCTCCTTGACGGAGGTCACTATCATCGAAGGGGTATCGAAGCAGGCCAGCGCCTGAACGATGAAGGCTTTCACATCGTTGTTCAGGGCGGCCATAGGGGTACTTCCGTAAATGCGCTGTCAATCAGGCCGACTTGAGCAGACAGGTTCCGCAGGCCCTCGCAATGTTGATTTTCTCCACCTCAGGGCGGCTGTTCGCGGCTTCCACCAAGCGCTGCACGTCTGGGCTGGCGCCATAGCGACGCACCACGCCGACGAACTCCTCGACATCGTGGCCGCGCAGCTTGAGCTTTGGCATGCCGTCCCGGGTGAATGCTGGTGCGCCGAAGGCATCCAGCTCCTGGCCCAGGTGATACAACTCGTGCTCGAGCAGGGCGCAGAACTCGGCGTCGCTGCATTCGGCGCAGTAGTCGGCGGCCAGGGTGATGAGGAAGTCCGGGATGCCCCCGAACCACTCCACCATCTGCTGCTCTGCCCTCGCTTTCTGCCAGCCACCGGCACGGAACGCGACCTGCTCGGCCTGGCCCAGCACCAGGCGACTCGCCTTGACGAAGCCTGTCCTGGCCCAGAGGAAACCGATGTCCGCGTCGAGTAGGTGGATATGGTCCTCGTTGCGCAGCCTCCCACCCTCGCGGACGAAGGTGTCCATGGCCCAGTCGCGAAGCTCGGGCGACGGGACAAGCTCCGGCCAGTGCGCCGTGGGAGGCTGCGGACGATCCATGGGGGGCTCCTGGTAGTGCGTTACGACCTGGGCGACTTCCACTCGGCCATGCGTTCACCGGCGCGCGCCTTGATCAGGTCGCGGGTGGCGGCATGACCTGCGTCGTCCAGGTTCATCTTCTCGCCGCCCATGGCGCCATCACCGCCGGCGATCCACAGCGTGACCGGGACGCCATTGGCCTTGGCCTCGTCCAGCGCCTTGGCCAGTGCCGCACGACCAGAGTCGGTTGGCGGGATTCCGGTCTCACCGACGAAGCCCCGCAGGCCCTTGGTAGCGAAATAGCTGTAGGCCGGCCGGAACACCTGGGCGACCTGCTCCACCGGGAAGGC